CCGGTTAAGATCCACTGTTCTGTCTTGGCAGAAGACGCAATTAAAGCAGCAATCTCAGATTACAAATCTAAAAACAATATAACGACATGAAACCATTTAAGCATTATCTAGAAGAAGCATCATTTTCAAGAATTAATACTCATCTAAAGGGTGATAGACCTGTGGGTATGATGACTGCTTTTCGGGGTACATACACTTATCAAGATAATAAAAAAAGAAATAAGAAACTAGAATCAGATATTAGAAGAGCTGGGTTAGGTTACTTTAAGGTGTCTGGTAGATACATAGAAAACTTTGGTAAACCTGATGCTGAAGATGTTGGTGAAGATAGTTATTTTGTTATAGGAAATAGTGAACAAGACAATGAGTTTAAAAGTCTTATTAAAAAGCTTGGGGCTAAGTATGAACAAGATAGCGTACTTTATAAGCCAGGTGGTGATAAGGACGCTATGTTAATTGGAACTAATCATACAGCAGATTGGCCTGGATTTGATAAAGAAGAAATAACTGGAAAATGGAAGCCTAATAAGTCTGGCGAGTTTTACTCTAAAATGAGGGGACGTAGTTTTGTATTTGAAAGTGTGGAAGAGCCCCTTGGAATGATGGGCAAATGGGCAAAAAGTCTATCAAACAATTAAACAATCAATATATTATGGCAAGTGAAGAAACAAAGAAAGAAGTTAGTGGTATAAGTGATGCTGGTTTACACTTATTAATGGAAGAGGTTTCAATCAGTTCCGCACAATCAGCAATTGAATGGATATTAGAATCTAATTTTAAAAATACAGAAAAGATGCATAAAGAATTAAATCTGGTTATTTGTTCTCCAGGTGGTGATCTTGCTGCGGCTTTTGCTCTCATTGATGTGATGAAGGGATCAGCAATTCCAGTTAAAACAACAGGACTTGGATTGATTGCTTCTGCTGGATTATTGATTTTTATTTCTGGAGTGGTTGGAAAAAGAACACTAACTCCAAATACTTCTATTTTGTCTCATCAATTTAGTTGGGGATCTTGGGGGAAAGAACATGAACTTTTTGCTGCGGTTAAAGAGTTTGATTTAACTACCAAGAGAATGATAAAACATTATAAAAAATGTACTGGTTTAACAGATAAAGAAATACGTAAATTTCTACTTCCACCACAAGACATATGGTTGGATGGAAAGGAAGCGAAAAAGCTTGGAATTTGTGACAGAGTACAGGAGCTTTACTAATGCCATTACAAACACAAACGTCAAGTGAATTTTTTGTTAAGATTCAAGAATTAGTTAAACAGACTAATTTAAGTTATATGGATGCTGTTTTACATTATTGTGACATGAATGGAATGGAACCTGAAACTGCGGCACAATTAGTAAATGGAAAACTTAAAGTACAAATAAGGGAAGAAGCAGAAGAGTTAAACTTTTTTCCCAAAACCGCTAAACTACCAATATAGAAAGGAGGACTTGACAAACCACAAATATATGTTATAATACTTAGTATACACTGCAATACACACATATTAAAATACGAAAGGATACTATGTCATTCGCAGATATGAAGAAACAACGTAAATCCAACCTCTCTTCTTTAATCAAAGAATCAGAGAAAATTTCCAACCCTAATACATTTGGTGAAGCAGATGATCGTTACTGGCGTCCAGAATTGGACAAGTCAGGTAATGGTTATTCTATTATCCGTTTTCTCCCCGCTCCAGATGGTGAAGATCTTCCTTGGGCAAGAATGTGGAATCATGGATTTCAAGGACCAGGTGGCTGGTACATTGAAAATTCCTTGACCACTCAAGGTAAAAAAGATCCAGTTAGTGAACATAATTCCAAACTTTGGAATTCTGGAATTGAGGCGAATAAGGAAATTGCCAGAAAACAGAAACGTAGATTGAATTACACATCTAATGTGTATGTCATTAAAGACCCCGCTAATCCTGAAAATGAAGGACAAGTGAAATTGTATCGTTATGGTAAGAAAATCTTTGACAAGATTAATGACCTAATGAATCCAGAGTTTGAAGATGAAACTCCAGTAAATCCTTTTGACCTTTGGGAAGGTGCAAACTTCAAGATGAAGATCCGTAAGGTTGAAGGTTTCTCTAACTATGATAAGAGTGAGTTTGATACTCCTTCTGCTCTTCTAGAAGATGATGATAAGATGGAAGAGATTTGGAAAACAGAACATTCTTTGAAAGAGATTGTTAGTGATGATAAGTTCAAACCCTTTGAAGAACTCAAAGAAAAGTTAGACAGGGTTCTTGGTCTTGGAACAGAAGTTGCTTCAGCACCAAAATCAGAAGATGTTCCTTTTGATGGTGGTCAACCTTATAATCCACCTTCCACTCCTGCTACTGCGGAAGTAGATAGTGGTGGTACTGAGGAAGAAGCAATGGGGTATTTCCAGAAGTTAGCTGAAGAAGCTTAACCCATAGCGTAAGCTTGATCTAACATAGCTTTGGTGGACTCACGCGCGTGAGGACTTTCAGAGGCTTTAATCTGTGTAGCCTGGTTTGAGATTACAGGATTAGCCTGACTATTGTCCACTTGATTTATTACTACGGGTGGTCCACCACCTGCTCTAGATTGTTCTAGTGCTTGAGAATTGGTTAAGAGTTGAGCTGCTTTCATGAAAGTTTGAGCCGCTTGATTATCTAGAACAAACTCTCCTTGTGACAATGTAAACAGCCCACCACTTTCAAGTCCCATAGCTTTTCCAAGACTACCACTAGCTAATGGAGACATACCTACCATTCCACCTTCTTCCATTTTAGGTAAAGTCATAGTTGGAAATATAGTTGAACCAACTAATCCACCCCCTTTTGCTTTCTGTGCTACTGGTAATAGTTCTAATAAAGTATCTTTGAAAAAATTAGTAACAGCGTCCGGAACCCACATAGGAGGATCAGCAAATACACCTTCAATTTTATTTCTTATTGGTGCTAGCATATTTCCAAGAAAATCAGTAGGAGCTCCAGTTTCTAATCCCGCAACACCTGTTGGTACTTCTGGTTTTTTATTTTCTGCCTTTTTAACCTCTTCTGTTTTTTCTGCTTCCTTATCACCAAAGAACCAATCATACATGAAACCAGGCATTACTGATTTTGCTAATTTTCCAAAGTCGAAACTTTTAATATCATTAAAGAGGTCTGTGAACCATGCCCATATTGCATCAAGCGTTTCACTTAACATTGTGGAAATAGATCTATCATCTTTAGGTTTATCATCAGCACCGAATCCAAATATGCCGGTAAACCAAGTCCAAACATCCCCTAACAATCCAGTTAGTTTTTGAGTTAATGTTCGATCATCTTTTGGTTTGGTTTCATCTGTCCATCCAAATAGTCCAGAAAACCAAGTCCATACTGCTCCAACTAAATCTATGAGAGCAGTATAAGGTAGGAATATTAATTTTGCTGCTGATGCAAGTCCTGCACCGAAACTAGAGAAGTCAAACAGTCCCTTAAACCAAGTCCATACTCCAGTAACCATACCAGTTAAAAATGATAATACACCACCCTCTTCTTGTTCTGCTGGGGTTGTTGTTTCACCAAATCCAAATAGCCCCTTAAACCAAGTCCATATACCAGACACAAGTTTAACTAATACACCACCAACACCACCTGCAGTTGTTACATCGCTGTCCGCATCTGCAGTTGAAATTGTATCAAACCCAAACAAACCAGCGAACCAATTCCAAATACCTTCTACTAATCCTGTGAGAATTGTATATGGTAAGAATATAACATTTAGAACAGAAGCAAAGGCGCCGGAAATAGAAGAAAAATCAAATAGACTTTTAAACCAAGTCCATATTCCTGTTACTAATCCAGTTAAAAATCCAAGTACTCCAGAAGTAGAATCTGCATCGTCCGCGGGTGTTGTCTTTTCACCAAATCCAAATAATCCTTTAAACCAAGTCCATACACCAGAAACTAAACTTACTAACATTCCACCAATACCTCCTGGCTTGGTATCTGCTTCGGCTGTTCCAGTATCAACAGTTTCAAATCCAAATAATCCCTTAAACCAATTCCATATACCTGTGACTAGTCCCATGAGTGCATTGAGAGGCATGAAGATAACATTGATGGTGGATGCAACTATTGATTCCATACTTGAGAAATCAAATAGTCCCATAAACCAATCTGATATACCACTAAACAAGGCGGATATTGAACCTAACAATGAACCCTCACCAGTTCCAGTTATGTATGATACTGCATCATTAAATAATGTTACATAAGTTTCCCATTTGAACATGGCATTGACAAAATTATAGATACCATCAAGGAATTTATTGAACATTTCTGAGAAAGAAAAACTATCAAGGAATTTTTCAACTTCATCAAATCCAAAAAATCCAGCAATCCAAGATATTCCGCTTTTGAGTAGGTCTAAGAGTTGGAATATTGCTCCATCAATGAAACCACCGATAGCACCAACAACAGCATTAACCATTGTAGCCATAATTCCTTCACTTTTTCCTACAGCATCTTTTGCTTCAAAAAATCCATCAATAATACCCATAATTACGGTGATTGGTGCAGCAATAACTTTTCCAACTTTAGCAAAGCCACTGAATACTTTTTTGAAGGGGGTTAGAAAGTCTGTAAATGTTGAAATCATCTTCCCACCACCACTACCAAATAATTTAGTTATTGGTGCAAAGAAACCTTTAACGCCCTTCCATATATCCCCGAACCCACCAAATAAATTCTTTACTGCATTTCCGATCTTGGTAAGTGCTCCACCTTTAGCATCTGGCATACCTTTAGTAATATCTGCGATATTGTCTGCTAGTTGACCGAATGCTTTTGATTTCTTGAAGAAGTCACCTATGGCATCAAGGAAACCTAATTTGGGCATCTTGAAATTGTCAATGATACCCATAACTTTTTTACCAAGTTTACCTTCTTTGGTGAATGCTTTAAAGAAGTCATCAAG